CGGTCGACTGGTCGGGGTTCGTCCCGTCCTGCCGTCCGCGGTCGAGGAGTCCGGCCTTTGCCAGTTCGAGGGATGCCGACTTGCACGCCGACGCATCCGCCCCGATGCCGTACGGTGCGAGGTGGGTATCGATCTCCCGGTCGCCCTGTTCGATCACGGCCGTGAGGATCGTGGTCGAGAGGGCCGAGCCGGTGAGGTTGACCAACTCGGCCGTTGTGCAGTACGTCATCCGCCACACTCCGGCCGGTTCCTGATGTCGTGCCCGGCGGCGTCGAGGTATGCCTCTTCCGGCACCGTGACGTCAGGCACCTCGAGATAGGCGAGTTCGTCGGCGGTGTACGTCTCGCGGTTCTCGAAGGCGTCCGCTCGGTCAGAAGCCCACGAACGGGAAAGGTACTTCCCGCTGTTCTGTGGACTCAGCACCATGCGGCGCCTCAGTACTTGATCCGCGATCCGGCGGACGCCGAGAGGGTGTCGACGGCGACACGGGCCGAGACGACCGTGCCCTGGAGCATCCGCACGACGTCGTCGTACCGCTTCACGGTGATGTCCTGCCGGACGCCGATCATCGACCCGTTCTGCGAGTCGAAGACGACCGCGCCGAGGTTGTCGCCGGCGGCGTACGCCCACGAGGCGGCGGTCGTGTGCACGACGTTCGAGACGAACGCCTGGAGCCCGAGCAGGTTCGGCAGCTTGCCGGTCATGACGGCGTCGGCGCCGCTGTAGCCGGTCGGGACGAACTCGGCCATGATGCCGGCCTTGAAGCCGGGGCACATCACGATCCGGTCGGGGATGAAGCCCGCGCCCTCGACCTTTGCCTGTGCGGCCGCGATCGCCTTGATGCCCTGTGCCGAGCCGCCGGTGTCGTGCTCCAGCGTCGAGGAGTTGTCGACGAGCTCGACGATCGCCATCTGGTTGATCTTGTTCTCCAGCTTGGCGCCCGCCTTGCGGAGTTCGAGCTCGATGACGGGGTACAGCGCATCGGCGACCATCTCGTCCGTGATGACGGGCCGCTCGGCGATCTTCTTCGCCGTGAAGGTGACCTTGCTGTAGTCCTGCGTGGAGATCGGGACTTCGGCGCCCTCGGCGACCTCGCGGGCATACGAGCCGGCCTCGCCGACGGGGATGTCGAGCGTTGCGGCGCCCATCGGCAGGACGTTCAGCGCCTGGCGCATCACCTTGAACGGCTCGGCGCCCTCGACGACGGTCTTGTACATCTCCGTCTGAATGAGGTTCGTCGACTCGATCGCGGTCGTGAGGAGCAGTTCGCGGACGGGCTCGACCTTGCCGTCGAAGACGGTGCCGAGTTCGCGGGGGATCTTGGAGACGGCCCGCTCGAGCGCGCGGCCGGTCGGCGCATTGAGGCCGATGTCGAGGTAGGTTCGGAGGAGTTGTGTCATGTCAGGATACCTCAGGATGCGTTGGGCCGCGTGATCGTCTGCGGCTGGATCATCATCAGGCCGGTCGTGGCCTTCACGATGTCACCGACGGCGTACCCGATCACGGTGTCATACAGGGCCGCGGTCGCGCCGGACTCCGCCGCGATCGACTGTGCCGAGACGGTGCCGCCGACGGCGCAGTCGTTGGCCGTGAGCCATTCGCCCGCGTCGATGTCGGCGGTGTCGTCGGCGTTCGCCACGTTGACGATGCAGCCGGTCATGGCGACGGGCACCTGTGCGCCGCTGGCGGCGGACATGATGGCCACGCCGACGGGGCGCTCGCCCGACTCGGCGACGGCCGCGCGGACAGTCAGGGTGACGCCGGTGGCGTCGATGGCGACGACCTGTCCGGCGGTGATGGCCCCGGACGCCGTGAACGACTGGATGTTGTCGCCGGAATACAGGACGTTGTGAATTGCGGGGAATGCTGCGATGTCGGTCATGGTCTAGAGCTCCGAGTAGATCTCGGTCTTGGTGATCACGAGCCCGGCCGGAACCGAGAGCTCGCGCGCCGGCTCGGCGGGTGCGCCGGCCTTCGGGAGCGGCGTCTGCTCGATCTTGAGCAGGCGGGCCTTCACGTCCGCCAGCTCGCGCATCTCGTCGCGGAGCGTGCCGACTTCGCCCGAGAGCCTGGTGTTCGTCTCCGTTGCCTCGCCGAGCTGCCGGACAAGGTCCGCGTGCTCGGTCTCGAGTTCGGCGATTTTCGCCTCAAGTTCTGCTGTCATGGTGTCCTCTACAGGGTCGTTGGTCGCACATGCCGCGGGCGATTCGCCCGGCTCCTCTCCGGCTTCGTTGTGGCGCAGGGTGCACGTCGAACAGGCGCCGCGGTTCACGACCGCACCGCCGAGCCCGATGAACTCCTGCAGCTCGTACACCTTCCGGGCCGAGTTCCAGGTCTCGCTGCCGGACAACTCGGCCGAAAAATAGTCCGCCTCGCCGGCCAGGATCATGGCGATCGCGCCGGGCGAGTCCGTCCCGGCCAGACCGTGCAGGACGAGGTCGCCGACGATGGCATCGTCCTCGAAGTGCTGGTTCTCGATCCGGCCGACCTTCTGGTTGATGGTCCGGGGCTGGCCGCCGGCGTGCCGGGACCAGAGGGACGAGTCGATCCAGTTGGACGCGAACCGCTCGAGGACGGCGGGCCCGTACTCGCACGGCGTCTTTGCCGCGCTGTCGGTCCACGTCCCGGCCGCCAGCAGCTTCACGGAACGAACGATCAGGGCGTCGCCGGAGCGTTCGAGATTGGACGAAGGAGGAAGTTCGAAGAGAAGCTCGCGGGAGAACGACCTCGGTCCGGTCGGTTCAACCTTGGGCATGGTACTGTATGCGCGGAAGGATAATAATTGAGTTTGGTTAACTCAGAGGGAAAAGTGAAAACTGTATTTAAGCAATCTGTTTAACTGGGGCCTTCTTCTCGGCCGCACGCTTGAGGGTGCGGATATATGCCTGCACCGTCGACGTGGCCCGGCTGCCCCCGTTGTACTGGCTGTAGTTCATGGTCAGGTGCCGGGCGATGATGGTCGGGAACTTCTCGTCCTGCATCTGTTCGATGACGCGCTTCTCGACCGCGTGGAGCGGTTTGCCGGACGCCATCAGCGGCACCTCGGGGGCAGTCCGAGTTCCGCCGCCTTCCGGTCACATGCGTCGCGGGCGTGCCGGCAATGCGTCGCCAGGGCGTTCAACGGCACCCGGCGCCAGTAGGTGCGGAGGATCGCGATCTGGTCGTCGGTCCATTCGCTGTGCGGAACGTACCGGGCCGCGATCTCGTCGAGTTCGGGGATCGTGATGGTCTTCAAACAGTCACCTCTTGAAACTGGTGCGCGGGCGTGAGTCGCGTGAGGAGCGGCCGGATCCAATGCTCGTCGCCGTCGACGGTCAACAATAACGCGCCGATGTGTTTCGCAGCCATTCCCAAGCCGTGGGTGGCGGCGAAGTGGTCTCTCGACTTCCACGACGGGCAGCCGCAGATGTGCGTCTCGCCGTTGTCCCACTGGTAATAGTCGTGCCTGTGGCCCCGCAACAAGAGATCGAACTTCCCATAGACGGGCCGGCTTAACTCGGCGTGTGCGGCTTCCTTTGCGGGCGCTGTCGCCTTCGATGTCGGGCTCGTCGTGTGGCCGATGGCGTGGCACAAATGGATCCTGACCCCCTCGACACAGACGGCGAAGTCCGTGCCGAACGCGCCCTTGAGACAGTCCATCACCGCGAGGTCCGCCGACGTGTTGCTGTCGACGTGATACCGGCTCCCCTCGACGCCGTAGTACTTGCGCGTCTTGACCATCGACAGCAGGTCCGCGGCCGTTGTGATCTGCGCCCGGCGGTCGGTCGTCCACGCCGAGAACCCGTCGCTCTTGCGATCGACGCCGTCGACACAGTCTCCCAGGACGAAGCACGCATCGCACCGGCCGGCCGTCTTCACGACATCGCACCACGCCTGATAAAATTCCAGTTGGGTCGGGGAGGCGTGGACCGTCCGGGCGTCACGGGTGGCGGTCGGGCCCAGCTCGACGACGGGCGGCATGATCGCCGACGTGCTGCCGACGTGGAGGTCGGAGACGACGAGGATCCGCTTCATGCGTCCACCCGGTACAGGCGGAGCCCGATGCCAAACTTTCGATAGTGGGGGGCTCCCCCCGGGTAGCCACGGAACCGCCTCCCACAGGCCGGTACAAACGCGGTTGTGACCCATCCCCCCTGCAACCGATCGTGCAGGCGCCTGCGGAACGACTGCCGCGGGGAGAATAGCGGGATCATGCCGGCACCTCGATGACGGGGATCACCGTGCAACGGCAGTTGGGGTGAACGGGCAGGGCCGGCTCCGATCCGATCTCGTACTCGTTGCCGTGCAGGGGTCTGCAATCGTCACAGGTGCGCTCGTCGATCCCAACGAGAACCTTCACGCGCCGCACGCCGGCCTGCGAGTACCGGATCAGCGTGCCCTGGTTTACGGCGTACATCGTTTCGGTTCTCGCGATGGTCACGGCCCGCACCCGCCCGATGGCCTGCACGGCGTTCTGTACCCGCTTCGCGAGGTGGGGGATCGACTCGCCCTGCATGAGCCCCTCGGTCAGCCCCTCGATGATGCCGGCGTTCAGGTCCGCGCCGAGCTTCGTCATGAGGGACGTGTTCCGGGCCTTGAGCACATCGAGCGCCCGCCAGTCGATGGGGCCCGGCGTCAGCTTCGCCCCGGTGGTGAGCGCCGAGAGGTTGGTGTCGGCCCACGTCACGCCCTGCCGGTATGCGGTCTTGACGATCTCCCCCTGCCGCTCGTGCGACGGCTTGATGACGACCTCCTCGATGGTCTTATCCAGCCACGCCCGCAACCAGTCGAGGTCGATGCCGACGGTTGGCGCGGCCAGTTCGCGGGCCTTCGACTCGAACGCGGCGAGGGCCTTCTGCTCGAAGCGGTCGAAGAGCGGGAGGAGGAGCCGCTCGTACCTGTCCTCGATCTTCTTCGACATCGTCGGGTCGGTCTTCGGCCGGAAGGATGCCGCGAGGCAGCGGGAGCACATGGGCTCAGTCGGCCCCCGTCGGGTCAATCCCGAACTGCTGCTGCACCCAGTCCTGCGGCAATACCGCGAACGGGTCCATCGGCGTTGCGGCCATGATCTTCGCGATCCATTCGGCCTTCTGCGCCAGGTCCTCCGGTGACGGGTCCTCGAAGACGATCCAGCAGGCGCCTGGCCGGCCGGTGATCCGGTCGAACAGTTGCCGGCTCAGAGTCGTCGCGATCACGCGCTGGAGGGCCGCGACGCGGTCGTACCATGCGCGGAACCGAACGTTCGCCGTCGCTTCGGTGCTCCCCTTCGCATCCAAGCCGAGCTGTTCGGGCGGGACGCCGAGGGCCGAACAGAGCCGCATGAGCATGATGTTGTCGAACTCCGCCGCGCCGGTGATGCCCGTGCCGTCGATGGTCGAGATGTCGATGTCCGGGCCGGTGATGAACTCGTTTTTCGAGCTGAGGTTCTCGAACTCTTTTCGGAGTCCCTTCAGGTCGGCCTCCGCCACCTGTTCACCCGAGACGCCGACGCCGATATGATACTTCGGGAACCCATGCCTCTCGATCGCCTTCGCGAGCCCCTCGTTGGTCTTGGCGTCCCGCAGGATCTCGTCGATGCAGACGGACACGAGGGAGCGCCCATACGGCGAGTTCGGCACCGGGTCGAGGTTCAGGTCGATCATCTCTTCCGGCAGCAGCAGCGGGCCGCGGGAATCGTCCCACGAGTCTTCCTGCACGAACCGATAGCCGACGATGTTGCCGTACCCGTCCTGCTCGATCTTGAACCGGGCCGGGTCGCGGAGCTGGACGGTCAGCCCGCCGCCGCGCAACGGGACGATCTCGGCGAGACCGTTCCCGTGGACGTACGCATAGTCGACCAGCATGGAGACGAGCGTCTCGAAGTCGAGCGCGTCGATGGCCGCTTGGACGGTCTTGACCGCGCCCTCTTCGCCATCGAGCCGCCAGCCGTTCGACAGGACGGTTCGCCCCGGGGCTTTGATCGCGGCCGTGACGAGCCCGCCGGACTCGTAGATCGCCGCGTTCCGGGCGAGGGTCGCTTTGTCGCGCGTGCTCTTGCGGAAGTAGTCCGGCCGGGTGCCGCTCGATGCCGCCGCTTTGGGCTGTGGTTTGGGGCCCGCGACGAGTTGCCTCAACTTTTGAACAACTGTCACCATGATCGGTTACCTCCGATGGCCGCGAACCGACCCGGGGCGGGGCCGCTCGGCGTGCCGAAGACGAGCATCAGCGCGTCGGCCCGGTCGGGGCTGCCGATGCCGCGCTTCTTCATGTCCTCTTTCGATTCGATGAGGATCTGCCCCCGCGAGTTCACCTTGTATCGCAGGTCGGCGAGCTGTTCGACGAGCGTCTCGTCGTTCTCGATGTCGATGTCACCGACCTCGAATCGCTCGCGGAGCCCCCACCACCACTCCGCGCGGGCGTTCGCGTACCGCTCGGGATCCTTCGCGGCCTGTCCGCTCTGCATCTCGCGGGCCGGGTGCCTGAGCTCCTTCAGCCGGTCGTACACCCCCGCACCGACGCCGACCGCGTCGACCTTTGCGGCGAGTGCTTTGACGGCCGCGATGGCCTGGACCACATGGCCGGTTGTCTCCATCGTGTCACTCATCGGGATCACCTTGAGCGTCCGGGCGACGGGGCCGGCGCGGTGCATGATCACCGTCTCGTCGGAGCCGAACCGGGCGACGTCGACGCCGAGCTCGGACGGGACCGACGGCTCGAGCGTCCGGGCGACCGCGGCCTCGATCCAGTGGAGTGGGATCAGCGTGTCGTTCCCGGCCGCGGGGAACCGAGCACCGACCTTCGCGCCGTACATCGCCGAGTCCGGGCCCCATCGCTTGTATCGGTCGGCGACCCACCGCGGGGTGACGAGGTAGGGGTTCGGGAGCGGGGCCGTGATCTTCTGCTCCCACGTCCCGGCCGCGACGTCGGCCTCGGTGATGCCAAAGGTGGTGAAGTTTGGCGTGTCGAAGGCGCTGATCGAGACCTTCGCGATCCCCGGCGTCTTGAACGCCTTTGCGAACCGGCCGCTCGGGTTGGTCGGGTTGCCGATCATCAACAGGCGGCTCTCGTCGGCCGTGAGGACGCCGTCGATGGCGTCGTAAATGTCCTCCGTCACGCCCGACGCCTCGTCCACGATGACGAGCGTGTGGATGGCGTGGAAGCCCTGAAAGCGGTCGGGGTCGTACCCGGGCGCGGTGAAGCCCCACGCCCACCAGTCGTTGTCGAGCTTGAGCTCCTGACTCAGTAGGGTTCCGCCGAGCGGCACCCGCGCGCGCTGGTGGCCGGTCCGGATCTCCTTCCAGAGGATCCCGCGGACCTGCCGGTCGGTCGGGGCGGTCGTGATGACGATCGAGTGCCGGTGGTTGTACAGCCACCAGAGGGCGACGGCCGCGGCGGTGAACGACTTTCCGGCAGCGTGGCAGCTCTTCACGGCCGTCTCGCGGTGGTCGCGGACGGACTCGATGATCTCGACCTGTCTCGGCCAGAGGGTGCGGCCGAGTACGCTCGAGACCCACCCTGCCGGATCGCCCTGGGCACGAGTCATCGCGGCCCGGGCGTCACTCGTCCGCGGGCGCTCCGGTGGCAATCTCGATCAGCTCCTGCCAGGTGACGGTCCCCGAGTGCTCCATCTTCGCCGGCGCGTACAGTCCGTGCCGCTTGTTGGCCTCGGTGTTCACGCTGTGAAACGTCTTGATGCCGTCAACCGCGAGGGCCCGCTGCCGGGCATAGTCGTCGCGGGCGTCGGCCATCGCGGCGAGCGCGCCGGCCTCGTCGGCGTACCGGGCGATGAGTTCGGCGCGGGCGTCGATCATGTAGCCGTCGACGGTCCGGGGGGTGACGTCCCACCCGAGCGCCTCGTTGCCGTGCGTGCGGATGGCGTGGCGGTCGACGCCCTCGAGCATGAGCCCGAGCACGACGAGCACCCGGGCCGCCCGCTCGGCGGAGTTCGTCTGCATCTCCCCCGTGGTGCCGCCGTTCGGCGGGCGGAGGACCGTGCCGGCCTCGAGCAGGAGCCGCCGGGCTTTTGTCGTGCCGACGCCGATCTGCTCCCCGACCGTCTTGATGCTCGCGCCGGCCTCGTAGGCGGCCCGCATGGCGGCGGGATCGGGGTCAGACGTCATCCGACGATCCCCCGTTTCGCCCTCTGCCGGCGGGCATACTCACGGCAGCGGACGCGGTGCCGTTCCCACGCCTCGGGATGGTTCTCGTAGTATCGGCGCTTGGCCTCGCGGCTCCGCTTCCGCTTCTCGTCGTCGGTCAGGGGCGGCGCCTTCGGGGCGCGTTGTCGCCGAGGCATTCCCGCGAGCACGACGGCGATCGGAACGGTCGCGGTCGGCGCATCGGTTCCGGTGAGCGGTGCGATCTGGACGGTCATGATTCAGACGAACCGGGCATCCGTGTCCGTCGCCTCGTGCGGGTAGTCGGTGCGGAGCTCGCGGGCCCGTGTCTCGGCGATCAGCTCGTCCAGCTTCGCCTCGATCCTGAGCTGTCCGAGCGCGAGCCGGGACAGGGCCGTCTTGACTTCGGCGTCGCGGCGGTTCTCGGCCTCCGCGATCGCGTCGAACTCGGCGCGGGCCGGGGGCGGGTAGACGAGCGGGCGAACCTGCCGATCGGTCATGGCCATCAGGCCACCCCCCGCGCCGCGAGCGTCCCGGTGATCGACTCGACGTTCTGCA